GGGTTTGCGCTCATTAATTCTGTGTAGTCCGTTATATCAGTCCTGGTGCCGTCTTCGTTGACGATGCCGCCTGGTATGTCTGCTATAACGACTGTTTCAAGATTTTGACTTGGTAGTAGTTCGAACTTTCCATCGGTTACGGTTCCATTTCCTATCATTAACCTAACAAAACCACCTAAATTGTGGTCTATGTTTACAATGTCCTCTACAACAGTCTGTTGTGGAATTGTTTGTGTTCTCATGTCGTCCTTTCGATTATGCTGGCCAGATTGGTATATACCAGTCAGCACCATTAATACGTATTTGTAACCAACTATTTGTAGTTGCAGCACCTGGTTTGACCCCCGAATACGTTGCAGTAGCTGTTCCTGTTACTGCTGCATTAACAAAAGCATACTTGTTGGTGCCCCAACCAAGCTGTCCTGCTATTAAACCAGGATTGAGAATGTCGTTGTTAATAGGTATTTGGTTAGTGCCTGTGCCTACATGTCGGCCATCTACCATGTCTGCATTCAGATTAGTGACCAGGTTAGTACTGGTAATTGCCATTGAACCGCCGACATACAGTGCAGTAGCAGTACCTGCAGACTGCGTACGTATAGCTATATAGGTATTACTATATGCATCTATACCAATTCCGCTTGTGCCCGGAGTAGCAAACCCGTATACACCTACTGAGTTTACTCCCCCATTTGAACTTCCAGTGACGCCGTAGCCAGTAGACGTGCTGTTAGAAGTTCCTCTTACTCCCGTTCCACCGTTGCTTGTAGTACTTCCCACAATTGCAAAAATGGTAGCATCTCCTCCAACATTTAAACCCCAAGTAGCACTACTATTGGCACTAATTTGCATTACTGAACCAAATATAGAACCTGCGCCTGTTTGTACAATACCGAAAGAATTACTAGATGAAAGATTTCCTCGGATAGTTAGTGAGGAATTGTTCCATACAATATTATTGGTAGTATTTCCGACTGCAAAGTTACCTGTACTAGTAATTAAGGCACCTGCTCCGCTTGAAATGGTTGTTCCAGTAATTGTTGGAATTGTACTGCCAACACTCACTGTACCACTAAAAGTGGCATCACCCCCAGTGGTTATCTGAAAAGTTGTTGCACCGCTCTTTTTGGCCAAAAGTCCGTTAGCAGCACTAAGATAAACCCCATCATTTGCGGTTCCTACTAAAAGTGTTCCTGCTGTTTGTAGTGTAATTGTAGAAATCAATGTATCGTTTGCGGCTCTACTTAGCTTGGCACTCAGCCCAGTACTGGCGTTGTTTACAGCACTTAGTGCGCTAGCACCATCTGCTGCTCCAGACTGAACAGTACTGGCTGCAACGTTATTAATATTACCAGTATAGTTAGCTGTATTGGTAGTTATTGAACTGCTAGTTGTTATTGCAGTACCTACCAGTCCACTCTCTGTTCTTCTTACTGCTTGAATACCAAAAGTGTAGGTAGTGCCTGGTTTTAGTGTAAATGTAATATAACCACCAACAGCATTGGTAATAAAAGCCGGATCTGCTGCTACTACAGTACCGCCACCTTCTCTGTAGAACAGTATCAGAGAGTCGGCTATATTAGCACCCTGAGTATAGGTATAGTTTACTGTTACTACAACATTACCATCAGCAGTATTGGCTTGAGTTATACTACCAAAAACTCCATTATTAGTAGGAGCACTATTAGTTCTGTAAGCAGTTGTACCTGTAAAAGCTGTAGCACCGTTACCTGCATTAGTAACTACAGTACCTACAGGACTGCTATTAAGTGTACCAGTAACATCGCCACTGTGAGTTACGGTGGACGGTATAGTTCCGGTTATATTAACAGCAGGCACAGTTAGTGTAGTTCCATCAAATCTTAGTGAATTTGGACCAGTACCAACACTAAAACTTCCACTACTGCCTAAAAAGAATCCTGTTCCAGTATTATAAGCTGTTTGACCTCCTAAAATGTCAACACCTTTTATTTGAGCATTTCCTCCTGAATCAAACTGAAAAAGTTTGCTTCTATCACTATTACTTAATTCAAATTTATAAGCAGTACTGTCATATCCTAAAAAGAAACCTGCAGATGTGTCTCCGTAATTTCTACTAAGAGTTTTAACATATCCCAAACTACTACCCGAAGCTCCTATGTTAACCAACCCCAAGTTGGAGTTGATTGCACTGAGATTTGTGGTAGTAATTCGATTTGCGTTTACAGTACCTGTGGTAATATTTGCCCCATCAATTGTAGTACTACCTGGAGTACTTAAACTGGTAAAGGTTACCAAATTAGTAAAACTGGTTCCCAGTAACGTGGTACCTAAAGTTACTACTTGTGTACCCGTGTCACTTTGGGAAATTGTTATCAGTTTGTACCAGTAATTATTTGAGCTAGTACCTGCTTGATAGGTTGGTGGCGTTTGAGCCCAACCATTTGCAGATAAGAATGTAAGAGCACCAGTACTAAAATTGTAAGGACTAGAAGAACTCAGGGTAAAAGTGGGGTCACTAATCCCGGTACTTGTTGCTTGGGCTGTTTGGTAGTATATATAAGTGGTGGCATTTTTTACACTTGTACCTATAGTACCATCTTGTCTAAATCCTATTGAATTAGATGCTGCTCCACTAAATGTTATTCCTGTTGTTTGTGTTGCTTCGCCATTTGACTCAGTTACTAATTTAACTATTTCATACAGGGTTTGATTATTTGCACTTGGCGCAATGGCAGTAAAACTCCAGTTATTGTTTAAACTTGAGGGATTTTTTGTGCCGTTGCTCCAAGTATAATCAAAACTAGTTGTTGGTAGAGTGGGCAATCCTGTGCTAGACCACTGGTATGCACTTATTTGAACTGTTTTAGCTCCAGTACTGCCTGTTCTATTTATAGCAATAGGAATTGTACGAGTAACACTAACGCCTGCATAAACCGTTGTACACTGTACAAAAGTATTACTATTAGCTACAAATGCACCAGCTACTGTAGGTGTAAAGGTAGCTCCGGCACCAGTACTAGTGAGTTGGCCCCCAGTAGTCCAAGTATAGCTACTAGGGGTTACTGCAACACCATCTTCTGTTAGTGTAACTGAGTAGGAGGTTGCTGATGGAGAAGGATTAGCTCCTGCTTGATCATAAGTAAAGGACCTTATACCGCCCGTAATAGTTAACTCATAAGTTTTTCCATTATTACCATTAGTACCACCAATACCAATTACAGCAGCAGTTGAAAAACTTGTTGCTGTTATAGTAGTTTGGGAAGTATTACTTGATGCTGTAGCATACCTAGCCCACAAATACTCACCATTGGTAATAGCAGGAGCACTAGTACTCCAGCCATTAAGTGTACCACCACTAAGGGTGGAATTAGTAAAGTCATAAGTAAATGTTCCTGAAAAAGCACTAGGAGCAACAGATGAACTTGTATTTTTAGCATAGAGTGCAACCGTGGCAGTATTGATACCAGCGGTACCTGTGTCGCCTTTACGGCTCAAACTATAGCTTATTCTTCTAGTAATAGTACTGGCCAGTGCTACTCCTGCTGCATCTCTTATTGTTAACGTAACATCAGTGTATGCAGTATCAGTACTCATAGCAGTGGGTGCTGGTACAGAGTAACTATTAACACCAGCAGTACCCGTAGCTACTGTAGCTCCTGTAGCTAACTGGGAAACACTAAAGGTGTTAGCTCCTGTAGTGTTATAGGTAAGCTGCACAGTGCCTAGATAGGCTGTAACTGTACAGTCACCACCTGTAAATATAATACCACTATAACCACTCAGGGGGCTAGGAAATGTTACATTTTCATTACTCAATACGACCGTTGGAGAGTTGGTACCATCGTCCAACCTGGGAATTGTTATAGAGTCGGTAAGTGTTTGACCTGCTACTCCATTAATAGTTCCTGTAACAGTACAGACATATGTGTTAGTATTAACAGAACTGTAATCACTTGTTGGTACTACATAGCTCTCACTAGTGGCACCACTTATAACATTACCATTTTTTCGCCACACATAGCTGCTGCCGGTAAAGTTACTTGTACTAGTAGTTAGTGTTATACCACCACTAGGAGATATAACTCCTGCTTTGTCTTTAGCAAAAGTTACGGCTGCGTTGTCAATACTAAATCTAGTGGCTGAGTTACCCTTAAATACAACTCTTGCTTGTTCTGTGTCTAGTATAGCTGTTGCATCAATGCGCGCTTGATTAAATGAAGGATTAGTATCATCCATCAAATTTACTACATAGTACTCTGCGTCAGAGGCTGCGTTTGGCGTCTGGTCGTACTGTTGATACATATACCCAGGAGTACCAGCCGTAGCACCTATATATGGAGTTATTCTTAACCAACCATATAGAGACTTAGTATCTCCAACATACTTATAACCACTTACTTTTATAGGTGATGTAGTACCGGGTATAGATCTATTTGCAGAATCTTTATATACTACTGGAGTACTTATTTCTACGCCGTACCAACCAGCGGAAACTCCACCATTATTTCTACTAAAAGTCTGAGTTTTTACAACTGTAAAACTGTTGTTACTTAAACTTCTTCCAGTAATTGTAAAAGTAATGCTTCCAGTGGGTGCAGTCATTCCAGTAAGATTACTCAATCTGGCAAATGTACCCTGATCAGTAAAACTGCCTGCTGTTACACCTGATGTACCTGTTATAGAAATGGCCCAAGTACCAGTTGAATTACCTACTCCATTATACTCAAGCTGTGTGCTGCCATCATAAACATAAATATCTGTACCGCTACCTGTTAAAACAGGATTGGATCCGTCGCTATCTGCTGGTACTGCATGAGTGTCGTTTGTTAACTCTACACTTAAACCTGCAAAACCTGGTCTATTTTTAACAAACTTTTGAGTGGTATTAACCACAGACCTGGCTGTACCATTGGCATTACGCATAGTTATTGGAAATGTAACCAATACCTCGTCCGCAGTAATAGCTGTAATATTAGCGTAGCTGTAGGATAACCCATCTCCCGAAGCGCTGCCAGTTCCCAAGGTAAGACTATTTGGACTTATTGTAGGTGTTCCTATGCTCCATGTATTGGCTCCCGTAGTACCATAGGTTAAAACTTTGCCGTTTCTGGTTACCTGCAGTTTAATAGAAGTATTAGCAAGTGTGTTAGGAGTACCATCAACACTACACCCAATTATTACATTGGGCGAAGAGTTGGAGATAATAATACTGTCTGCTGTTTCATCGCTGTAAGTAATTACCTGAGTAGCAGTGCTAGTTAGTACATCTACATTTATACTATCTTTGCACGTTACTCTAAAACTTACCTGAGTAGCCACTGAACCTCTATATGTACTAAAGGCAGTACTGGTTATATTTAAAGAACTGTTGGTTCCTCCGCTTACTGCTGTCCAACTAGTAACACTTGGATCGTTATTTTTATATTCCCATAGATAAGTGGGATTAATAATATTGTAAGCTATCGCATCTAAAGTAATTGAAGCTGGCGCTATATTTCCAGTTGCTTCTAGTTTGATAAACTCAGTACTTGCAGGAGTATTTATAACTACCTCTGAGACAGTAGTTCTAAAAATACTACTCTCCAACATTAACTGTCTTGTATGGATAGTTTGTGCCATTATACAATAACCTCTACTTCAACTGTTCCAGACAACCAGTCTGGAGTTAGGGATATTACTTGACCGAATTTACTTATACCAAGATCAAATCTGGGATAAGTTAATTTTATAGTACTACCCAGGTTAAGACCAAGCAATTTAGACTTACCAGTAAACCTGTACACCATTCTCACAGACTTGTAATAAGTCAATAATCTGCCCGCCTCGGTAGTGGCGTCGGTATCGCTAATAAACAGTGTTTCTTTTTGTAATGGGTCACTGTCTAGCTTATAGTTGGTTTTAACTGTACCATCAACTGCAGTAACAGTCAGCCACTCAGTAGATAAATTGTCTTTGTTATTATTAGGTATAGCAGTTAATAAATTTGCTTGTACTGTGTAATTTTTAGCAAAGGCCAACTTTACACCGGCCTGAGCAGTATACCTGTTGCTGATACTCAAACTGTTAAAAATAATATCGTCCGGTCCCACTTCTGTAAACACGGACTGTGAGGTGGTTCCAAATTTATAAATTTGTAGCTTGCCAGTTCTAGACATTACTATTTGGCTACCAATACTACTGGCTAATTGCTGACAGGCTATTAACACATTTTCTTGGGTGTCCAAGTACAGCCCAACTTCTTGGGTGTTGTTCGCAGTATTAAAACTGTTGAAATTGGTCCAGTCCACATCTGAGGCACCCAACCGTGTTGAGGTTTTTCCAAACTGTGTGACAATGGTGGCTATAATATTGGCTACAGTATTGACATAGGTTGTTTGAGCTGCACCAGTGGTTAGGTCAGTAGACTTTTTTACACCCTGTACGCTGGCAGTTATAACTCCAGCCGGTGGTGCTTTTAGTTTAAAGGTTCCTGTGTTTGTGGGATCAACCACTGGGGTTGAAGACACAACTCCTGAGGTAGCAATTGTATCAACAATGGTTGCTGTACCAGTACCACTGCTGTTGCCTGTGGCTTTGAATGACACACCCACAGTGTTAGAACTTGCGCCAATAGCAGTCCAATTTGTGGTTCCTACAGTCAATATCTTATAACTTGCACCTTTTATTATACTGGGGGCACCAACGATTCCATAAATAGGTATACCATTGTCACGAATTTCTATGATTCTTTCACAAATGTCACCCTCACCAGTTAAACCGGTGAGTTGAGTGGCTGAGCCTGTGGTAACCATGTATTCCTGAGTTATAGGATCAATTAACAGTGGTGTAACGTTGAACACTTCTCCAAAGATAATCGGACGCATCTGGTCTTGATTTTTTTGACCAGCAGTACCCCAACTACTGGTGGCATAAACGCCCAGCTTGTTTTCACTGATGGGGGCGTTGAGTCTCTCCAACTTATCTCTCAACTTTAGGTTGAACGACCTTAAGTTTCTGCTATCTGCATCGTCGACTATACCATCAAATATGGTTAAGAATTCTGTGGACAGGTTACTTAAAGTAGAAGTCCAGCCTGGATCCCCGTAGTATATCTTTATGCTCTTATTGCTCCAGATATAACGGGTACTGTCCAAGTAAGGATCCATTTCACCATTTAGGTTATGTACCTCAATATCACCAAAGGTCATACCCACAGAACCCCCGTCTTTTGACAGGGATTCTGTGAGAGTTAGTTTGTTGGCAATAATTGGAAGAAAGGTCGCAGCACCGTCTGTGGTAACGTATCCACCTGTTGATAGATACAGATTAATATCTTGACTAGCCACAATGTCATAGACAGTTGCGACTACAAGAATTACTCTCATTGCAGATGGATTTTCTAACCAAGATTGGCTATACGGCATTTTCTCTCCTTTTGTTTGTGGTTAGAGCTGCGCGGTAAGCGGAGCAGTGTTATTATTGAATATAGTAATAATTTGAGATGTTTTGGCAGCGATCCAATCATCTCGCGATACCTGAGTTGAAACTCTGTTTACGGCTCCCTCTACTGTTGCACTGCCTGTAAGAGTTGCTGATACAAGTGCGGCGGTTTGGGCAGCCACAACTGTATTTCCGTTATTTACAGCAGTTGTGGTAGCACCAACAGCAGTTGTGGTAGCACCAACAGCAGCGATTAGAGTAGTAGTGCTTGGAGCGTTTTCTCCCACTAGTGCTGTTTTGATACTGGGAATACCGTCTCTGCCCATCATGGCGTCCTTGAAGTCCTTGAACTCTCTTGCCATAGTTTCAAGGGCTTGCTTTACGTCACCAGTTTGAGCGGCGGTATTTTGAGCTATTCTATCAAAAGCAGTATTTCTGTTTGTTTGAGCAGTATTAAAGTCCTTTATTAGATCGGCTGTAGATCTGGAGCTATCGGCTATATCTTCTAGAGCTATGCCATTTTCTTTAAGGACGTCCAACTGATGAACTTGAATGTCTTCCCGAACTTCTTTTAGTTTGTCTGCGCTTTGGTCTAGTGCTTTACTAACAGCTTGGAAGTCGCTAACATAAGCACCGCTGCTTGCATTAACCACTCTAGAAGCTTGTAAGTAGGCGTCTGCTACTTGAGGTAGCTTGCTGACTGCCTCCAACTGTGCTTTTGCTTGTGCTTCTGTTTCAGGATTTATGTTAATAGCAGTTAATAATTCTTCAAACTGTGTTTTGGCTAGGTTGTATTTATCTATTGGTAGTAGTGTAGACAGATCTCCGGCTAACAGAGTGTTCTTGTAGTTAGTTAGGTTATCTATGGCTTTAGTGAAATCATTGAAAACCGACTTCAGTAAATCTCTGCGTTTAATCAGCTTATCTTTTGCTGAAAGTTCGTCCTCTAGAGCGTATAGGTATCTTTGGTTTGAAACTAATATATCCTTTTGAACTCCTGAATATTTATCAAACTCTTTTAGTTCTTTGGCTCGCTGTGCATCTCGTACTGCTGCAGTCATTGTTTCTGATCGCGTGATTTCAGCATATAGCTGTAATGCCCTAATTCGTGTGTCATTAATTTTAGCAACAAACTCATCTGTGGTTAGGGAAACTATTTTTTCGGCTTCTTTGTATACCATAGCAAAAGCTGGAGCTAGCTCCATAAGAGACGTATAAAGCTCTCTGCCTGCTGGAGTGGTAATGTCAAGTGCATTGACAATGTTTTTAAACTCGCCACGAGTTTTTATTAAGGCCAAGTCTGTTTTACCGTGTTCAATGGCTAGGTCACCCAGTCGCTTAGTAACTGACTCCTGTATAGGAGTCAATCTCTCGGCTTCAGTTAAAAAGTTATCTGCATAAAACTTCTGGTTGTCTAGGAATTTGTCCAGTCCTCCGGCTAGAGTGGCTAGTGCTTCTGTAATTTCTATGCTTTTTTCTTTTAACTCTGCGTCTGTGGCTGCTCTGGTTACAGTTCTTGTACTACCATACCAAGTTCTGACAGTTTCCGTAATAGTGCCAAAACTTTCTTTTACAAGCTGATTAATGGTTTTTCCGCCCTGAGCTAGAAATGACTGAGAAATTTTTTCATTTGTATCTAAAACACGAACAACAGTCTCTGCCATTCCTTCGCCAAAATTACGGAACTTTTCTAAGCTTTTAAAAGCAATAGTGGCCGCATCATCTAAAGCGCTAGAAATTACATTTCCTAACTCCTTTTGTAACTCTTCGCCTTGTAGACCTCTCAATGAAGCAAATTTTCCTGTTAGGTCAACTTGAGCCAGAGATGCAAATATGTCGTCTTGGGTTTTACCCAAATTGCCACCCAGTTCAACAAATAAGGCACCCGCATTACTAAATATTTTAGTAATTTCTGCAGCAGCTTTTTGATCAACACTAGCCAAGTCTCTTTCAAGAGTTGCGTCTGTAGTCCTTGTGCTTCCACCAATACCTAAAAATCCGCTACTTTTCTTTGTGGTTCTAGTAGTTTCATACTGTTGAACAGATCCTGCTTTGCCTGATAGTACATCCAGGAATGAACCCGCAAACTTTATACCAGAGTCTATTATTTCTTTAGTTGTCCTACTGCCAAATAGTCCTTGTATACCACTGCTGGTTGTACCCTCTTTGGTACCAAATCCAGTGCCCATGCGTAGGCCTAGTACACCGTATAAAGATTTTGCCGCTCCGCCTATAGAACGATCAATGCTCTCCAACAATTTAACAGTTCTGTTTTGATAGGTTAAACCTTCAACACTGGTATTACCTATTAGATTTAAAGAATTTTTAATGCTGTCTGATTTTGCCTCTGAGTCTCCAAAAACTCCACCACCAGTTTCTACTTTCTTGCCATCTTTCCAAGTCATACCAGTTCCCTGGGTTTCTTGACGTTCTGAGGCTGTAGAACCTGCTACGGGTGCTGAGCTCTTTTTACCAAAAACACTTAAACCTATTGCTGCAACTATAGCTGCTGCGACTGGTGGTCCAAAGATACCAAGTTGTGCAGATATTTTAGCAAATATTTCTGTTACGTATAGTCCGGCTCTAGCAAAGAAACCTGCCCCAGTTGCGGCTGTTTGTGCTGTTTCACCTGCAACGCTTCCAGCAACCTTTGCTTTGTCTACGAATAGTGAAGTTGCTAACTCTTTAAAGTCCATTGCAATTCTGGCAATGTGTAGAGCTTTTTCTACACCGCTCAAAATTTTGTAAGCAGCTGTTTTCTCTTTGAATAAGGTTTTAGCGCTGCCCATTAATCTGGCATTATCTGAAATCTCATCCTTTGCCTTCTTCCGCTCCAAATCACCCAAGTCTTTGGTTGCCTTTGTTCTTTTTTGTATTTGGTCGTATGTAAGGTCACCAGTACCCTCTTCAGCTTTTTTAATGTCAGCCAAGATACCTACATACTTGGCTTTATCAGTGTTATACTTTTCTTGGCCTGCAGATATATCTCCAAAAGTTTTTACAAGATTACCTAAAACAGCACCTGTTTTACCAAATGCTTGGGCTAGAGTGTCTGCAATGCCTTCGAAAAGTCCTAGGATCTCTGCTTGCTTTTTGAGTTCTTCATTTTGTTTGGCTGTTTCTATAGCTTGTGATCTAGTCAATTGAATTGCAGTTACTCTTGAAGAATTAGCCCTATCTTGAGCTAAAGCTTGTGCGTCAAAAGCACTTGCAAGATCCATCATTTGTTTAATAGTAGCTGAATTGTCTTCTCCACGCATCGCTTGTCGATTTGCTTTTGCGGCTAATTCACCTATTGCTGTGCTTCTTTGATTAGTTAAGTTTTGACGCTCTTTTTCAAATGATAATTCTTGTTTGGTTAATTCAATTTGTGCTCGGCTATTTGCTATAAATTCTTCACTAAATATTTTTTGCTGTTCAGCAATACTTAACCTGGTTTCTGCTAATCCAAGTTCTGATTCTTTTATAGACAGCGTAGCGTTTTTTCTAGTTTGCTCATTTTGTCTTTCAGAGTCTGCTATTTCTTTTAACTTTGACTGTTGTCTGTCATAAACGGACAATCTCTCTTTTGCAATATTGGTTTCTATCTGCGATCTTCTATTAAATTCTTCTCTGGTAGCCAGCTGCTCGGCTTGAAGCCTATTGGACTCGGCATTTTGATAAACCATTTCGGCATCTTGTGCACTACCTAAAGCTACCAATCCATTACGAATAACTAACTGTTTATTGTAATCACTTTTTGCCTTTAGTTTTTTATCTTCAAACTCTAAAGATGCTTGTTCGATCTGTGCTATTCTTAGTTTTTCAAGTGTTTCAATTTCGGTTTCTTTATTAGAGGGTAGCTGAAGTTGTAAACTTTCTCTTGTAGCGCTATTTTCTCTAATTTTAGCATCTAATATATCTTTTTCTTTTTTATAGCGCGAGTCTTCTTCTGCTAAAGGCTTTTCTATTTTTTTGATCAATTCTTGTTGCTGAGCTATATCTTGTAAGGACTTTATGAAACCAGCATTTGATTGAGCAGCATTTACTATTTCTTGAGCGTAACCACTAGCACCCTCTGCATTGCTTACTAAAGCCTTATTTAGATCTGCGAGTGCTGCTAGTGGATTTATAGCAGCCCGTCTCAATAACTTTAACTTTTCTTCTGCATTTTGTACATCTTTATCTGTAGTAGCGACTCTTTGGCCTGCTGTTTCTGCTTCTCTTAATGTTTTAGCGGAACCTAGTTGTTCTCTTGCAGACTTATTAGACTCTAAGGCATTGCTTAATGCGGTTTCGGCTGTTAGTAACGTTATTCTGTTTGCTAATTCTTGCTGAATTCTTATTAATCTTGCCTGTCCGTCTAATTCTTTGATCTTTAAATCAAATTGACGTCCTGCTAGCTCAGGAATATTATCTATTCTTGAGTACAGAGACTGAAGTAGCTGTGTTGAACCTTTGGCTAGTTCTGCCTGAATACGGCCGGCTATTAAACCTACAGACTCAGACAGTCCTGTATTAATACTATTTCTAATCTTTAGCGCGGCACCTTCTGCTGTAGACTCTGCCTGAGCTCTGGCATTTCTAGCTCTATCTATTTCAGATTTCAGTCGTGCAATTTCTTTGTTTACAATTTCTTTTTCTACGCCCGGTCTATCTCTGGCTGTTGTACTATCAATACTTCCTGCGGCTGCAAATAAATCTTTTTCTGCCAGCTTTTGTAAATCTTTTAGCTTCTGTTCTAGATTTTGTGCGTCTTGTTCACTTTGTACCATTAATTTTTGAGCCTTATTTAACTCAATATTTAATTTGGCTACTTCTATTGAACTAGAGCCAAATATAGGTGACTTGTTTAGTTCGTCGGAAGCCTTGATCAAGTTTGATATAGACTCACTGATAGGGCCACTTAAATTTTTATCAAGAGCAGTTAAAGCTGCTATACTGGTATTGGCCCATTTAACTGTGCTATCACTTACTTCAAATTCTTTGGATACCTGTCTAAAAGCTTCCTTTGAAGCTTCAAAAGCAGAAACAAACTCTCTGGCTCTGCTGGCGGCTATACCAGCATCATTGGAAGCTCCTTTAATAGCTCTTCGGATTTCTTCTACTATACCAGAAGTAGGGGCTAGTCCTTTTAAGGCTTTTTCTACCTGTTTAAAGTTTGTTACATCTTCTATATTTAACAAACCACCAAGTTTACTCTTTAATTCGTCAGCAATCTTTTTATTATCTATGCCCTCAACAGCTGCAACTATACCTTGGCCAAAACTTTCTGAAAAACTAGATTGAACGTCTAAATTAAAAATTCCTTTTATAGTATTCTTGAACTTGTCCCATCCAGAGTCCTGTAGTGCTCTCAATGCTTTTTGAGCATTTTTTGCTAACTCGTCCATGCTGCTAGAAAACTCTAACAAGGCATTGGACTGTGCTTCCATGCTCTGTACACTAAAAGGATTTGTTTGACGTATTGTATCAAATGTATTTGTTAGGTTTTTTGTAGAACCCTCGACACGACCAACACTACCACTAAAAGCATCAATTTCTTTTGAAGCTTTTGAAAATATGCCATCTATTAAGGACACAGATGCGGCTACTAGGCCTATTACCATGAAGAAACCATTCAAGGCATTCATGGCGGTACTTATCATACCACCAAATGCTGCTATTGCTCCACGAGCAGTTAACATTGCCGCACTAAAGCCTGTGATATTATTACGTGCTATTTCTTCTCTTAGTAAGGCAAAAGATCCCCTTAGTCCTATAAGACTACCATTGTATGCTGCATTACTTATAATTGAAGATCTAATAGCTGCGTCTTGTGCTCTCTGTCCTGCTCTTACAGACAGGCCATAAGTACCCCAACTTTGTGCATCTCTTTCTACTTGTTCAGTAAGTCTCTGTCTAGTAGCTATTAGATCTGTTTCTGCTGTAATTTGAGAACGTATTGCTGTTACTACATCTCTGTACGCAGAGGCTTCTGCACTGCGACCACGTCTTTCCATGGCTCCAGCTGCTCTTTCTACTCTTTGTAGATCTTGCTCTGTTATGTCTTGTAAATCTCGGGATAGTAGTCGGAAAGCAGCACTTCTTCTATTTAAATTACCTTGCTGTAATTGTTGTATTCTAGCTTCTGCGGCTTCTACAGCTCTTAGTTCTCTGTCTGCACGGGATTCTACTTCATCAATTATTCTTTGATTTATAAGTTGTCTGGCCTGCTGTGCTTCTTGTGCTTTTTGTTGGGCCAATTGTCCTGCTCTTTGGGCAGTCTGTTCTAAACCCTGTCTAAATTCACCTATAGCTGGAAGAGCTTGTTTAACTAATATAGCTGCTAATGCTCCAATACCTGTTAACAAGGCAGTAGGGCTCTGACTAAAAAAGTTAGCCACTGGTGCTACGACCTTGTTTACAAACTCTAAAATGTTTTGTGAGGCGTCGCGAATAGAGGCAGACAATTTTGTGTAGGGATTTGCGTCAATTTTGATACTGCTAAACTTTTGTTCGCCCTCTGCTAACACAGCATTAGCAAATGCGGCTCTTCTTTCAAAATCTGTTAGTTCGCTGACGCTCTTATTAACAGATTTAGCATATTCTTTTACTGCTGGATCAAGTTTGGTAAATATACCCAGTTCGTCCAATAGTTCGGGTTCTAGCTTAGTAATACCACGAGTTAGGCGACTGATGGCATCCCCCATATCCACACCGAGAGCTTGAGATGCTTGTTTTGCTACATTTCCAAGCCTTAATACATCTTGGCTGTTCATACCACTAGATACAGCTTTAGTGGTTGCTTCCATGGCTTCGCGCAGACTGATGGCTCCGTCTGTTGCAGCTACAAGTCTCTTGCTTAAACTACCCAGTGCTACACCACTTGCAGCCCCCAACTGATCAAGACCTTTGACCATATTGGTAGTATCCATGGCACGGCTTAAAGCGCCAAACGCAGCTGTTAGTGCAAAGGTATTAGCTGCAACAGTTGCATACAGACGTACCAACCCGCCAAGCCCACGAGCTTGGTCTGCAAAGTCACGAGCGGTACCGCCTGCAGCACCGGACGCACCTCTGGCCCGATTGTAGTTTTCTACCTCTTGGCCAGTAAAAACTCCAGCAGATGCTCCTGCGTTGCCGGTAGGCCGAGCTGCTGCGCTACTGGCAAATCTACGACTACTACCACTGCCACTGACATTTTGTGCCGCTTGTTGTGCTTGTTGTAAGTTGTCTCTTATTGTCTGACTCTGTTGTTGAGCCTGATCCATACCCTGAGTTCTAAGTCTCAGGGTAAATGTACTTGTATTATTAGCTGCCATAAGTTCTCCTGGCAATAAAAAATTTGAGCGCTCTATACTCAAGACCTACAAATTATACCACTGTGGGGGTCTTTTGTCAAGCAGTAATTTTTTCTATGCAAACAAAAAAGCCCGCTATGGGCGGGCTTAATTGGTCTTTGGTTTGCTATCTTGTATCTTTTTAGATCTGATGCTGTCTATCAACAACAATAGGTCCAGGTAGACTTTGTGTAATTCTGGTTCGATGTTGTTTATACGAAACACAGTTTCTATATAGTTAAAATTTTTTCCTATATAGTTGCCACCCATATAATCCCAACAATCTTGCAGGGTGTTATATATCTGAAACGCTTCCTGAACCTCCAACACTAAATCAGAGAACTCTAACGGTATTTCAGACTCCAGTGGCTCTGTGTTCATCATGTCGCACATGTCCAAGTAGTGTTCCTTGGTCATGCCCAACATGGAGTTTTCAAAGTACCGACCAATACTATCTTTTACTTCTTCGTACTGGCGCTCTGAAAGTTTCCCAGGTCACTTACTGTTTCTGAAACCCAAGCATCAAAATTTGAACTGTTTCTCATCAAGAAAAGCGCATTTTCTTCACTGAATCCCAACTCACTGTTCATGTCTTGACCACTGAGTTCTACGGGTGCTAGTTGCTCTAGGTAGGTAAGTTTAAAACCGGTCCAGCCCTTGACAGCCGATTGTACATAGAGTTGTAAAAATAGGTCGTCATTGAGCTCTTCGGATGCTTGACGATTCTTAAAAACATTCTTTGTAGCCTTTTTACGGATAGAGACTAGGGTTTCTCTGCTTAAAAAGCCCAGAGTAACTTTAAATCCTGCGTATCCGGGCATTTCAGCTTCTACGGTTTTACTAGGTACCAATAGGCTCTTTAGTGATAGGTTTACTTGAGAACCACTTGCGTTTTCTGTCATGAATTGTCCTTGTTGTAGTGAGTAGGGTGGATCACCACCCTACTCTGTTAGAGATTAAACTGCGGGAGAAGAGTAGTAAGTAATAGTAGCTTCGTTGTTTTGCTCAATATCATAGGTTCCGGAGGCTGCGCCTTGAGCTGTAAAGTTGATGCTAGTAGAAATTACTTGCTCTGTACTGATCTGAGGAATCTGCAACATGGCTGATGGTAGTTCAAAGATTACCTTGTTTTCCATGGTTGTAGAAGTAGGAACTGCCACACTTCCGCCCATACCGAGTTTGACGTTAAACTGGTTTTGGTCATAGGTGTTGGCCTGTGTAAGCAGAGTACTCAATAGTTGCGCGGTGTTTGTACTACCGGTTCTCAGATACGCTGTTAAACTGCCGCTCACAGCTCTGGTACCTACGAAATAGTCAATAGGCTTGTTAACTGTGCCCATTACTGCTGGTGTTAGATAAGTAACGTTGTTGGCAAAAGTAATATTACCACCAGTAATAGCAAAGGTATAAGTAACAGCACTTTGACCGTACTTGGCAGCTGTAGATGCCAATTCTACAGTACTCAAACGGTTTGTGATGTACTTACATGTGGCATCTTTGGGCTTGTAGGCACCACTCATTAGGCCGCCAAAGCTACCTGATAAAGTGGGACTGGTACCAGTGGTTGTTGCTGTTGTTGTGGTTGTAGAAACTTCAATTTCTGCAACTTTGCCTGTCCAAGCAATAGTACCAATTTGATCGATACCAAAGTCAACTGAGGCTTGGTCAATAACACAGTTGTGTAGCAACACAGTTGTGTCGTCAAACACAATAATCAAGCCAAAACGTAGCAATTGATTTCTGTTACTCTGTGTTAGACGGACTTGAGCTGAAGGAACAGTAGTGCCGTTTGGCGCAGCTGTTTCGGTATATGCTTGTCCAGCTGTAGTTGTAAGAGCGGAAGCACTGCTCAAGTCTACGTTGGTATAACCAAACATAGCATTCCACAGGCAGGCTTCTTCGGGTCGCACAAAGTCACCAATGTCAAGTCCGGCAGCTACTGCTCCGCCTTCAAACATCTTGGGACGTACATAGGTAGAAATACTCCAATCACCTGCTTCTAGAGCAGTTGCAAAGCTTCTCTGGCCGCGGCTAGGTGTGCTGCCAGCCTCATTTAAAGTAACTGTGTCTAGAGTGGTATTTTGGCTAAAGCTCATACCGTCTAGAGGTTGTAGTTCGAATGTGTCAGCGGCAGAGCGGGCTGTAGCTGGGGCGATTCTGTTGTCTCCGTCTAGTGCTGTAGTAAAGAATACTCTAGCACCTCTAATTAAATTAACTGCCATAATTTTTTCCTTTAAGGCTGTGTGTTGTTATCACCTTAACTAGATCTTTATCTGTTGTTGGTGAATAGAACACTGATTCTACACGACCTGGTACCGGACTTGTAGATTGATTTCTCCGACTGCGTACGGAGCTAGCAAACCTTCGTCTGTGGTTATACTAGTGATTAGGATCTCTGTGGTCTCGCTCAAACCTTCGTATATTAACTGACGATTGAGGTCAATACAGAGTTCAACATCTTCTAAAAGCTTCTCCAACTGGTCTTGGCTATCATCGCCCTTGCAGTACAGTTTGATGGAGACGGATAAGTAGCCCCACTTGAACTCTCCTGGTAAGTACTCACGAACCTCTGAACCGGGTGTAAGGTAGATGCAAGGAAAGTCTGTGACCTCATCCCAGAACTTGAGATAGGGATAACTGTTGTCGAATATGTTTATCTGGTAGGGTGCAGCACCGTTGATGAGCTTGAACTTGTCTGCAAGAGCTGTAACTATTGATTTTCTACTCATACTAATACAGCCCTCATACGATTGGCCACTTGAGCTCCCGCAAGTTCGCGGATACTTTTGGAAATCAACAATTTAGGATCGCGGGTGTAGGGTCTATCCTGACGTCCGCCGCGGCTAAAAGTTGCATAGGGATTTTTCATGTAACTGTAGAATGCAGTTATCATACCTTGACGGCTTTCGCTGAGTCGTTCTACTTTTGCGGATTCAGCAAATCTACCAGAGCGGTAGTTCAATACATCTTTGCGAGTGCCTGTACCCATGTTTTTCTTGATTTGATCATGCAGATTAGCATTGATTAAATTCTGTAGAGATATAATGCTAGATACTTTTGTAATAGCTCCTTGAGAAGCCCTTACTTGAACTTGCTTTTTCTTTATTGGGGCTATTACTACAGTTTGCTTAGGCCTACCTTTTGCTTTTACCTGAGAAACAGCTTTATCTTTGGATCCAGATACTTGTTTATTTGGTATTTTTTTACCATCAAATATACTGCCAATAGTTTTAATTATAGAAGTCAGTGCAGGGTCAGAACCTTCTGTAGATAACAACCTTTGTACAGTAATATTATCGCTTAGAATATCATCAACTACTTTTTGCACATTAGCAGGGATCTGTACATCTGAGTTTTTTAAAGTTTGAGCTAAGATATTAACTTCGTCTGCTAGAGGTTTTAAGGAAGTTAAAAACTTTTGCATCTCTTTACCAGCAGTAACGGCATCGGCTCTAACTGCTGTAGTTTTTGCTGCATCTAATAACTGATTAAGATATCTGGAACTTGCTGCTAGTTTTCTACCTATTTCTTGATTTGACAAAGACAGTTGGGTTTCAACTGAGACTTTTGGTCCGTCTTTGTCATATATTATTTTCGTAGTATTTGAAAATAATTCCAAATTTAACTTTATATTACTAGATAGATAATCTGCATCTGATATCAAAGTTACTATCTTTTGAAATATATCGTTTAATTCTTCGTTTGTGTCGCTGAAAGTTACTGCCATAGATCTGTAATTAGATCTATTGGTCTGTTGTACTTTTAATCCGAATATTCTTTGTAGTCTGATATTAAAAACACCACTAAGGTGTCCGGTGTCTATATTTTCTTTAATGAAGTCTACTAGTTCTGTTGTAGCTGTGGTTTGTGTTCTCAAAAACTCTACAAAGTATTCATTAAATTTTCCGTGACTGATATTATTTACTAGAACTACGTCTTTGAAACTTTCTTCTCGGTTTTTGGCAGTTGCCAATTTAGCCGTAGTATCTATTTCATTTTCTCTTACGCCAGTATATTTAAAAGCACCGCTTCTACTTCGTATACTTGCCGCGTTTTCTTGTTTATTTACTTTTTGTAAAAGAAAATTACTTAATTCGTCAAATATATTATCTCTACCCAATAAAGCTACTGCATCTGCTGCTAAAACACTTTTTTCAGTTAGTAACTTAAAAGTATTTGCTAGCTGCTTTAAACCGCCTCTGCTTACGCTGGCCTCTTGATTGAGGTTAGTTTCTTTACGTATTTGTTCTAGAGAAAATCCAACTTCTGGATTAAATATTTCTTTTCCTTTTTTGTCAAAAATTTTCAGTTTGGTACCACTTAGGAACTTATCTGCCTGACTACGAACTCTTTTTAAAATGTGTGCTTGTACAGTTGCACTAAGGGCTGATTTACTCATATCAGTTGTAGTTCAAAACATAGAGGTCCAGGACCCGTTTAATATGCCCAGGCAGGTTGCTCTGGTTGAGGTACTGAACTTGAGCATTTCCTGTGGTAACCGCAATTTGACTCTGTACAGCACCTTGATTTTTCATGTAGTAGGTAACCAAGTCCAATACTGCTAACTTCAAGTCTTCTGGGATCACCTCATAACCAGCTGTGTAGGTGACACGATAGCCGTTGATCAAGTAGGGAAACTCGGCTCTGTTAATGGGCAAGATCTGTTGATTCTGATTGTCCAGTACCCAGTCTGTGAACTCTACCAAGTCAGTATAGCTCTGACCATAATTCTCACTCTTTTCGATGCTGGAGATAGCTATAATAGGCGCTTCACCTAATAACAAACAAGTACCGCCATTCAGTACCTCAGTCTTGGCATCATCAACCCAGTCCACAAATGTACGACGGCAGATGCTTTTAACAAATTCTGAAACCTTTGGGATGATTGTTGCGATCTCTACATCTTGGGTGGTACTGGTGATACCTTCATAAGCTTTGTATTCTTGTAAGGTTATTAAGTTTGCACCCATGACTTCTCCTTATAGTTTTTCCAAAAGACTGACACAGCCCTTTGGAAAAACCGGGGACTAAAAAGTCCCCAGTTTTATTAATATCAGGTCGCTCCGTTGACGTAACGTAGGGTGCTTACTGCAGGTCCTAGGTTAGTTGTCAGCTGAGTTAGACCAGTACGTAGTGAAGCCACTAGTACACGGCTCTGACGCTCTGTTAGTGTGTCTGTGTCAACACGTAGACCACGCTGGTTGCCTACCAAGAAGTTGGCAGGTGCAAAGCAGAAGGCTGCAATGTTAGTACTTGCGCCGTCGGCTGCTTCAGCGATTGCTGGGAACTCGCCACTTACAACCACTGGTGTGTTGGCAATACTACCAATCTGACCAGTTAACAACGTAGCACGATCACCGACCTTGTCCATTGTCTGGAATGTGGTGTCGTCCAATAGGTTGTAGTATGTTTCTGTGTTAACTACATAAACCAACTCTGAAGGCTCTAGACCCCAAGCTCCCAAGTCCTTGCGAAGGGCTCTCATCTTGGCGACAGTTACAGCGTTCGCGCTGTCGATTTGAACAGCACTTGCACTGTCGTACATTGCAACACCCTTGACTGGGTCGCTGCCACTGCCAGCACCGTTGATCATGGCTGAATCTACAGCACGTGCAACACGGCGTAGCATAGCATCACGAACGATAGGTAGTAACACTAGGATTGAATCCTCTTCTTCTTCAAGAGCCATGTATTCACGTGTGGCAACCTTGAAGGCGTTTAGAGTGATTTCTTTTAACACATGAGTGTCTGTGCTACCAGAACTGTTGTTGTTACTATTACCAAAATCACTGTTGATAACCCATGTAGCCTTGCCAGCTTCTGGGTTTAAGGGCATTCTCATCACGTTGGTCTGCATTGCAACGTTGCGAAGTAGTGGAGCCATCACTAAACGGCGACGTACTTCGTCTTCCATGGTTGTAGAAACTTCAGTTTCCCATAGAGAAGCAGGAGCAGTGATGATACCAGTTGTATTGCTGCCACCGCCAAGGTGACCACCGGCCTTTTCAACTACCATCTTACCATAACGTGTAGACTCAAGAGACTTGCCAGTTACCTTGCTCAGCAACACGGCCATTTCACGCTCCTTGTAGGAGGTGCTGTCGCCCTTTGACTTGTCGCCAAAAGCCATCTTTGAAGTCTGTAGAGCCTTCAACTCATCGGCCTTTTCCTTTAGAACAGCTTCTAGACCTTCTAGAGCGCTCTTTTGAGCAGCACGCTCAGTCTCAAAACGCTTTTCAACTTCGGCTAACAGCTTTTCTGTGCCGCTCTGACCAACTTGGATCTGAGCTTCTACAGCAGCCTTAACGATGCCATTGATTTCAGCCTGACGGGCTGTTTCTTGTGCTTTGGCATCTGCCA